CTTTATTTTTTTTTGATTTTTATTTTTTTTGTTTATTTTTGTATTCCATCATTACAAACTTAAAATTTTATTATCATGGCTAAATTATGTTTCCATTTCCGTCACGTTTCGCCTACTTATTATGAGGTTTTGCTTCTTTATTTTGCTGATGGCGCAAGCCATTTTTCCAGGATCCCCGCTTCTGAGTTTCTTCCTATGGTTGGTGCCTATGTCACGGACTTTCCAGAACCTGCTGATATCGAGACCGATTTCCTGAGGAACCTTCCTTTTCCCAGTGATTTTTTTGTTGTTGCATCTGGAAGTATTTCTGGATTCATTCGGTCGTTGGCCTCTATTCCTCCCACTTCTGGTTTTAGCAATTTTACTTTTGTGGGCCTTAATGGCGATTCCTTCGTCATTGAATTATACATGGATCGATCTATTTCTCATTACTTCACCCCTAATGATTCCACCCATGACTCAGAAAAACAGAAAGAGACGGCCTAAAAGTGGTCGTAAGGTTGTGAAGCGCCCTTTGCTTGGTCGTGTATTGTAGAACTTGGGAGGGTGAATGCCCTCCCCCTTTTTTTGCTGTTATGGCTATTTTTAAATATAAAATATACCTTGTCTGTAATGGCGGAAAATCTACGCGTACTCTTCTTTATGCGACAGGTAATGAGGAGTTACGCATCCTTTTGAAACATTTTAAGAAGGTTTATCCTGAGAACAAGGTTAAATATTTACCGCTTTTGTTTTAACTATGGCTTGTGTTCATCCTATTTTTATTCGGAATAGAAAATTTTACCCCTCTGGAGCTGATTCTCCCTCTTACTCTCCCGATGCGGTGCTTTCTACCCTTTCACTGGAGCCATGGGAGTTTACTCGCGGCTACTTGGTGGTTCCTTGTGGCAATTGCCCCGAATGTCTTCGCGCTCTTCGGAATTCTTGGTTTGTTCGTCTTTCGCAAGAATTGAAGTATTGTAGAGACCATTATATCTCTGCTAGTTTTGTTACTATAACCATCAGTCCGAAATATTATGAATTGGCTTTGGCTAATCCTAGCTTATTTATTCGCAAATGGTTCGAACGAGTGAGGCATGTGACAGGCAGGACCATAAAACACGCTTTGTTCCAGGAGTTCGGTGAGCATCCGTTTTCTCCTGATTCTGGTCCTCGTCTTCATTTTCATGGTTTTTTGTACGGTATTGGGATGTCCTATAATACTTTACGCAGTATTGTTTCCGACTTCGGTTATATTTGGATCGGAAAAGGTTCATCCCGTCGTGCCCGTTATGTTGTTAAGTATGTCGTGAAACAAATAAAGTATAATGGAGATAATGAACATCTTAGAAAACTGCTTACGCATCGCAAATACACTCGCAAATTTATCAGTCCTGGAGTTGGTAATTATCTTGGTAATCGCCGTGCCCCTTCTTTTAGTGTTCGCACTTGGAATTATCATGATTTTAAGAATGGCACTACGTTTACTTATAACATTCCTCGTTATTACGATAGATTTCTTACTGAAAAAGATAAATTCTTTCGGGCGGTATCCAGTGCTTTTTCTTATTCTCTTGTGCAGTGCTCTTCTTTGGCTAATCACGTTTTCGCTAAACTTGCTGAGTTGCCATTTTTTGCTCCCGCCTTGGCCCGTAAAACTACGTATGTCCAAAGGCTCAGGACGATGATCAAGATGGGATCTTGCGCTTCCTCTGTGGCTGTCCAGCGTTTCGTTGTTCCGCCGAAGGATTTTAGTCTTGTTTCCAGCGTATGGTCTGAGCTTTATGGTATCGATATACCTTTTTTTAAATATTTAAATTATTATTATTCTTATGGCTAGGCAGTCGTTTATTTCTCATGCCGTTAACGGTTATTCTCGTTACGACCTTCCGGAGTCGAAAGCGTTTTCGTGTACTCCTGGTATTTTGTATCCTGTTCGTGTCGATTATGTCAATCCTCGTGATCGCATAACTATCGATCAGGGTATAGATGTTCGTTCTAACCCTTTGCAGGTTCCCTCGTTTAATCCTTATGTGATTCGTCTGCATCGGTTTTTTGTTCCTCTTCAGTTGTATCACCCGGAAATGCGTACCAATTCTTCGGAATTTGATATGAATTCCCTGAGTTTTAATTTTGTTCCTTATGTTGCGTATGCCGATTCCGAGGTTACCCAATCAGGTGTTTTTACTTCTGGCGGTCGTGCCTCTGTTGGTTCCCTTTTTCATTGGCTTCGTATAGGACATCGTCCAACCCTTTCTTATAGCAATCTTGAAACCTGGACTCCTGGTACTGCTTCTGCTGTTTTGAACCTTCCTGGCCCTACTCTTAAAGCTTCTCCTGTTGCACGTGTAGGGTCCAGTGTTCTTAACGCCGATACTTATTTAGCTTATTGGGATATTGTGCGAAATTACTATTCCTATTCGCAGTGGGGCCTTTATTCTTTTGCATGGCCGAGCTCTTGGTATCTTGTTCCCAGAAGTCAACCTTCCTCTGATTACCCTGCTGGTGATATTGGTTCTGAGCTTAAATATTTGAGTTCTGCTGCTTCTTTTGCTCAACGCTATGGTAATTTGCAGTTTTTGGATGCTTATTATGAATCTCAGTTTTATCCCTCTGCTATAGAATCAGACGATAATACGTACAATCGTTCTAATCTCTGGCGTCAGATTCTTTTTTCTGATTTGGAGTCTCCTGATTCGTCTACCTCTGGTGGCTATCCAGTTCCTTCGGGTTTATATCCTGTTGGGAATTTACAAACTGGTGTTGCTACGTTTGTTAGTAAAGCCCCTTCCTCTTTTTATTCGGTTTCCAGTGGTGATCATTCTGCTTCTCTTCTTTCCTTGTATTCTTTTACACATCCAATGGCTGTGGTGCCTTCATCTCCTGACCGGTTCTCCCGGCTCTTGCCTCCCGGTACTTCCGCTTCGGCTGTCAGCATGTCGAACGTTACGACTATTCCACAGTTGGCCGTCGCCTCTCGCCTGCAGGAGTATAAGGATTTGTTGGGTGCCGGCGGTTCTCGTTTCTCGGATTGGCTGGAGACTTTTTTCGCCTCTCGTATTGAACATGTGGACCGCCCTAAACTTCTCTTTTCTGCTTCCCAGACTGTCAATGTGCAGGTTATTATGAATCAGACAGGTGTGGGCTATGGTTTCGGATCAACCCAGCTTGGTCAAATGGGTGGTTCTATTGCTTTCAATACTAAGCTTGGAAAATCTCAGACTTATTATTTTAAGGAGCCCGGCTACCTTATTGATATGTTGAGTATTCGCCCCGTTTATTATTGGAGTGGTATTCGTCCGGATTATCTTTCTTATCAGGGTGCCGATTACTTTAACCCTGTTTATAACGATATTGGATATCAAAATCTTTCGGCGTCTGTTTTTGCCTTTTCTTCTTCGACTACTACTGTTGCACAGGAGCCTTGTTATAATGAATTCCGGTCTTCTTACGACGAAGTCTTAGGAGCTCTTTCTACTGGTCAATCCTACTCTGCTACTATTGGACAACCTGATTCTCCCAAGGATCCCGCTCCGACAGCATTGGTGCCTCTTTATTCTTATTGGGTGCAGCAACGTTATTTGACTTCTTCGGTTCCTCCTAATGCTGTTGGCCCTGTTTATCAGGTAAAGGATTACTATAAGTCTCTTTTTGTTGACATGTCTTCTGTCAATTCTCCGTTCCTTTCGCAGACCGAGGATAACTTCTTCGTGAATTTGTCTTATTCTGTTCGCAAGAAGAACCTTGTGAATAAAACTTTTGCTACTCGCTTATCTAATCGTTAATACTTTTTGTTATGTTGACCTGGTTAATTGAAGATCCCGATATTTATGTATCGCGTGGCACTATGATTATGGATGTGCTTTCCGGTGATGGTTCCGTCGACCTTCTTCCTGGCCGTCCGGATATTTCGGTCTCCCAGTCCGATTGGGATAAAGGTGAGCGTTACAATCCGGAGATTGATTTTGACATCAACTCTTTTTCTCGTGTTGATAAGTTTGATGGTGTTGAGGTCGGTCAGGGTATCATTGACTCCGAATTGGACTCTAAGACTCAAAAGTCTGGTCTTCAGAAAGATCCAAAAACTGAAGAAAAATAAGTCCCTCTTTACTTGATAATATATGTTATGTGCGCGGGCCTTCCGAGAGGTCGCCCGATTCGGTAAAAGCTATAGCCATGGTATGGGCAACGGATCTAGGAGTGTCCGCGCATTTTTCTATCGTTCTTTATTGCTATGAAACGTATTTTTAGTTTTTTTTTGATTTTAGCCGTTTTTGTCGTGGTTTTCGCCTCTTGTGCTGTTTCGTATTCCGTACGCGTCATTAACACTTGTCCGGACGGCTCCGTTGATTCTACGGCTATTTATATTAAATCTTCCGCTCGTAAAGTTCCTTGATTATGGCATCGTTTCTTTCAGGTCTTACCGGTGGTAAGGGTTTCGGTTCTTTTGCCGGTGGTATGTTTGGCTCCGCTCTTGGTAATATTGCTTCTTATGGTGGTTCCGGCCTTGGAGGTGCCCTCTTTGGTGGTATTACTGCTAAACGCCAGTGGAAGTATGCCCAGAAGCAAATGGCTTTGCAACAGCAGTACGCCCTTGAGCAGATGAGTAAGCAGTACGAGCACGAACTCGCTAACTCTAAGGCTTTATTCGATTACGAAAATGCTTACAACGAACCTACTAAGGTTTTCGAACGTTACCTTAAGGCCGGCGTTACTCCTGCCGGCGTTCTCGGCTCTTCTGGTGTTGGTGTTAATGCGACTATGTCTTCATCCCCTACGGGTTTTGCTGGTGTGTCTACTCCCTCGGCCGGTAACTTCCTTTCTGGTTCCCCTGGTGCTCTTCCTGCCAGCGCCGCTAATCCAGGTCTTGCCATTGCTAAACAGGAGGCTGAAATTCGTAACATAAATGCCGACACCAAGCGTATTCAGGGTGACACGCATTCTGTCGATTGGCGCGCTTCTTTCGATAAGTTTGTCCTTGACGCCCAGGAGCATGGTGTAGATGTGGAAAAGTATCGCGCCGATATTATGAAGTACGACGCGGTTATGTCTGAAAACAACGCATGGCTTTCCACTATGACAGTATCCTATGATCGCGACATCAAGCAGGCTCAATATGGACTTCTTGTTGAACAGTATCATCATGCTAAAAAAGAAAACGAGTTTCTCGCCCGGGTTATCGAATCCCAGCTGGCCCTTAATGGTGCTATGGTTGAGTACTATGAAAATTCAGCCGATGTGCAGTCTGCCCTTGCAGGCCTTACCCAGGAGGATTTAACTGACGCTCGTAAAACTATTCAGCAGAAATGGAATACTCCTGTTACTTTCGATGTTTACGATAGCAAGGGTAAGGTTATAGGACAGCAAACCTCCACTATTGGTGAGATGTCTGTTTATCTTGCCGGTGTCAATGCTGAGGACTCTCAGCTTTCCCGCAATCTTTCCAAGTGGAAATCCCGTTCTGAGAAGAATGCTTTCGGTTATGATGTTGCCCGCGGTCTTTTGACTGCATTAGGTATTGTAGGTGCGGCTAAGGCTTCCCGGTCAGGTGGTAGGTCTTCTACTCCTTCCGGCTATGAGGAAGTAAAGGATGCTTATAATTCCGCTGGTGAGTTTATCGGTGGTACTCGGGTTCGCCGCGATTATGTGCCGTAAATGGACCCTATTATACTGATATAAAAAGCCTGGGCTGCGCCCGGCGAGTGAGGGCGCACCATTGACCGCTGGGAGGCCCTTGTGGCCGGAAGCGGTAAATTCTTTATTTTTTTTTGATTTTTATTTTTTTTGTTTATTTTTGTATTCCATCATTACAAACTTAAAATTTTATTATCATGGCTAAATTATGTTTCCATTTCCGTCACGTTTCGCCTACTTATT